CCGCAACATCATTGGCCGCCAGATCACCTCGGCGGTTGAAGAGGCCATCACCGCCCTGCGTGTCTCCTATGACGCCGGAATGGCCAGTGGCAGCATCTACGTGATTCCTGCTGCTTTCACCCGCGAGAACCTTGTGGAGCTGTTTGCCGGCCTGCCCACCGTGACCGGGACTCAAACCCTGGACATCAGTGGAACTGCTGGCAATGCCACTGTTTCTGCGGGCGAAAAAGCCGTTGCCACTGGCAAGGGCTGGACTCTCGACACTACCCCCTGATTTATTTTTCAGGTGCAGCGCCCCGCTTCGGTGGGGCTTTTTTATTAAATCGCTCTACGTGTAATGAAAAAGTCCAAGAAGCAGAACAAGTTTGAATACGTGATGAAAGAGTTCAAAGAGGGTAAGCTGAAATCCTCTTCTGGGCGCAAAGTTACAAGTCGTGCGCAAGCAATTGCGATTGCTGCTAGCGAAAGTGGAATGCGCAAGAAAAAAGAGGAAGACAAGAAAAAGCGCAGGTACACCACTAAGAAGCGCTAGAGCCCCTTGTCTCTTGCTATTCTTTGATCGTTAGAGGCTGTGCCTCGTGAAGTCGAGCCTTGCTCGCATCGCGGTTGTACCGCAACCCTTTGCTTGGCAGCTGTGCTGCTAGCACTCGTTCATACTTTCACTTGAGGCAAAGACAATGCTCCTCGCTGGCATTCCTTTTATTCCTCAGCTTTTCCTGGAATATCAGCAGGAGGAGCTGCAAAACCGTAACGCTCTTGTTACGTCCGGTCTGATGGTCACAAACTCTGCCATCCAGGCTGAGTTCGCCAAAGGTGGCAAAACCATTGATCTGCCGTTCTTCGGCGATCTGACTGGTGACTCCGAAATCCTTGATGACACTGCTGGTCTGACCGCCGCCACTCTGGCTGGTGATGTGCAGACCGGCGTGCGCAACATGCGTGGTAAGGCTTGGAAAGCCTCGGATCTGGCCGGTGAACTGGCTGGTTCTGACCCCATGCAGGCCATTGCTCGTCGCACTGGTCAGTATTGGGTGCGCGACATGCAGACCACTCTGATCTCCACGATCAAGGGTCTGTTCGCTACTGGCGGTCCCCTGGTTTCCTCTCACGCCGTTGGCGGCACCTCCACTCAGCTCTCCCAGAGCGTGATGGTGGATGCCATCGCCAAGCTGGGTGATGCAGGCCAAGAACTCACTGGTGTGCTGATGCACTCCCGTGTGTATTACGCCCTGATGAAGCTGGATCTGATCGAGCCCGCCTCGACCACCTCTCAGCTTGACACCCGCCTGTCTGCTCAACGTCTTGAGCTGGGCACCTATCTGGGTCGCCCGGTGTTCGTTGACGACACCCTGCCGGTTGATGCTGGCGCTGGTACTGGCGGTGCTGATGTGCTGCACACCTACTTCTTCGGCCCTGGCGCATTTGCTTTTGCAACTGCTCCTGCCAAGACCCCGCTGGAAACCGACCGCGATTCCCTGAAGGGCATCGACTACCTGATCAACCGGACGCACTATCTGGTGCATCCGAATGGGATCAGCTGGACCGGCAATGCTGCTGGCAATGCTCCTACCAATGCTGAGCTTGCTACTGGCACCAACTGGGACAAGGTGTTCACCGATGACCGCAACATTCGGATCACGCAGCTTCGCTGCTATATCTGATCGCTGTTGTGATAACTGCCCCTCTTCGGAGGGGCTTTCCACTATCAAGTAATCGTCATGTCGATCACTACTTTCCGACTCGCACGTGAGCAAGAAGAGGCAAAGCTCAAGGCTGAAGCCAAGGTTGAAGCTGCTGCTTGTCCTGCTCCTGTTGAACCCGCTCCTGAGGCCAAGAAGGCCCCCGTGGGCGCCCCCAAGACCAAGACCACTACTGTTAAGGGCTGAGCCCTAGAGAGGCACGCACATGGCCTTCGTGTCGACATTGGGAGCTGCTGATGCCAACTCCTTCCTGAGCGTTGCGAGGGCTACGTCGCTACTTGGGGATCTGCCCGCCAGTGCAGGCATTACAGCTTGGCTTGCATTGACTAGCACTCAGAAAGAGCAGACGCTTGTTGCTGCAACAATGACAATCAACCCCTTGAAATGGAAGGGGCGAATCATTGACGATACGCAGTCTCTTTCTTGGCCGCGTTTGATCAAGATTGATGGGCGTCAGCTTTCAACAGAAGAGCTGCCTATTGACTTTGAAATTGCCGTTGCCTACATGGCAGCATTTCTTGGAAGTGGGGGTGGATATACCTCTGTCGCCGTAGATGATGGCGGCTCTTCGCTGCGTAGTACGAATCAGTACGAAGAAGTTGAGCTTGGCGATGGGGCGCTGCGTGTAAAGTTCAAAGGTGGCGATGTTCCTCAGACGGGTATTGATTACATTCCGCCATTTGCGATGGACATTCTCTATCGCTACATGATTGATCCAAGCTTCAATCAGCCTTACGTGAGTCGTACAAGTACCGCTCGCGTCGATCCCTATTACGGCGGCGGCGCTTTTCGCCCTCGTCGTATTCGCTTTGCCGGCGGCCAAGTGTTCCCGACCTATGGCGGTTGGGCAAGCAATCCGCTGTGATAAGCCATGGCACTTGTTGACGACATCTTTTCTTCGATTCCAGGGCCACTGATCTCTCAGTTTGGGATTAGTGCTGTCTACATTAAAGCGAGCGCTAATCAGAGCTATGATCCTGAGTCGGGTACAGTGCTTGGGATTTCAACAGAGATCCCAGTCAGGATCGTTGTGTCTGCGTTGAAGCCTGAAGAGATGCAAGGTCTTTATCAGCAGACGGACGTAAGAATTATCATTTCCGCCGATTCTCTTTCTGGGTACTATCCGCAGACGACAGATTCTATTCGATATACACAGAATGGGGCTGCAAGAACTGCAAAGATCGTCGGGATGGAATCGTATCGAGGTGATAACGCTATCATGCACTCAGTAGTTGCGAGGCTAGGTTGATATGGCACCAAGAAGAATTAGACGCGCAACACCAAAGCGGGTCGCTTCTTATTTCGCTGCTGCGCAAAAAGGAATAGCGGCAGAATTAAAAAGAGATTTAGACAGAGAGCTTGCTGGTGGCATCCAAGGCTTTGCTATTAAATCAATGAATACTCTTGCGGAAAAGGGACCGGCCTGGACTGGCGAGTTTTCTGCCTCATGGGGTTTTGCGCCAGCTGGGCGAACTCCGAACACACCTGGAACGACTGGGAGAATTTACAGATATACAAAAAATGATGTACCGATTAGGGACATTGAAAGATTTATTCGGGATGGTGTGACGAAATTTAATATAGTAAATACGTCTCCGCACGCAGCGATTGCAGTTGATGAGGAAGAGGGCGTTTTTGAGAGACCTTCTTATCACCCAAGACCGATTGACGAAGACAGGTGGGTTCACGGAGACGCGCAGCCGCGCCCAGGCTCCAGGCCTGTGATCGGTCAAATTGTTGATGAAAATGATCCAGACGCGAATTCAAGCAGAACAGCACCTCCTGACTGGTTTGTAAATTACCTCAAGGGTGGCGGGTTGCAAAATGACCTAAAGACTGGTTTTACGTTTGGATACGAAAGGGCCTATTGATGAACTACCAATCAATCCGCGCCGTAATTGAAGCGCCGCTTCTCACCGCCTACAACACACAGGTGCCCCCGATCCCTGTCTACTTTGATAACATCACAGCGGTTCCGCCTGACCCACCGAAAGAGTACGTTCGCGTCAACGTAACTTTTGGACTGACAACAGAATCAACACTCGATGGCTCTCTTGACTATGCAAGGGGCGCCTTGATCATTCGCTGCTTCACGCCAAAAAGCATTGGCCCTGCTCGCTGCCAGCAAATGATCCAACTCGCGAAACAAGTTATTGATACTTTGAATGCAACGCAGAAAACTTCAACATCGACCTACGTGCGTGTTGGGCAAATTAGCGGACCCTCTTTTCAGGCGCCAGATAACTCTCCTCACTTTATGGGGCGTATTGATGCAGGCTGGCAGGCCAGCGTGAAATAGATCGCTAACCTGTGTGTAGCTGGGCAGTGCCCACTAAAGCCACTACCCCCGAATTGTCATGGCTACCATTCTGTCCGGCATCTCCGGCGCCTTTTACTACAAGCCTGCTGGCACTGTTGACGGTTTCATTGAAACCGCCATTAATACCTCCACGGACACTGTTACTCTTACTCCAAACCTGAATCTCCAGGCTGGTGATCCGATCAAGTTCCGTATTTACAATCCGAACACCGGGGCGACTGTTACACCCGATGCATCGAATGTGATGCCAGCTCTTGATGCTGGCTCCCTTAGCACGACCGCCACTTACTACGTGTTGACCTATAGCACAAGTACTGGCGCACTTGCCTTCTCTGCTACGCAAGGCGGTGCTTCTGTGAACTTCTCGGATGACGGCACTCTTGCCGCTCCGAACAAGTTTGAGGTTTATTACGCCGATTTTGCTGCTGTTGCTGAAGTGCGTGATTGGTCGCTTGAGATCACACGTACTGAAATTGACGTGACCACAATCGGCAAGCAACCTGGGCAATTCGTGCCTTTCCGCACATTTATTGCCGGCTTCGGTGAAGCTACTGGATCCGCAACTGTCTACATGACAGACGAGGATGCTGCCAGCGCCAACCGCATGATCCAGGACGTGCTGCTCCGCAAGCAAGTGGGCGCCAGTGTTCGCCTGTACGTGGATCAGGTGTTCAGTGGCGGCGTTTTGAACGACACACTGAGCCGCTCGATCTACATGGAAGTGGCGCTGACCTCTGCTTCCCTCGCGGTGAACCCCGACGATGGCCAGCAGATCAGCATCAACTTCCGTCCGCTGGATCAGCCCACCTTCGACCTGACCACAACCGCCTGATTGTTTCCGTAGGTGACATGCCCCGCTTCGGCGGGGCTTTTCTTTTACCTCTTCAAGATCATGCCTGATGCAGTTGTTCACGGAACTCTCCCCACTGGTGCAGCA